AGGTGGTAGATTTTTCTGTTTACCTTTTAACATTAGTACATTCTCCCTTTTGATTTCTTAGCTTTCTTAGCTTTTTTAACTTTCTTTTTTATCATTGGTTTTTTCATCTTTTTACCATACATAATTATTCTCCTGTTGTTGTTTCAATTTTATCTCACAATAGTTATCAAAGCAAGAACCTTCTTTACCATCATGACAAAAATATTGTTTTTTAGCTGTAACAATCCATCCACCTTCATCACTCATTAATTGTTTGTTACATTCTTTACAGTAACCACAAATTAATGATTGAACTTTTTGTTTTTTCCAACCTTTTTTTTTCATATGTGCGACATCATGTTACATTTTTTTAAAATCTCAATGTGATATACTGTATCTAATTTAAAAAAAAACGAAAGGTAAAAAAAATGAGTAAAAAAATAATTACTTTAAAATTAAAACAAAGAGAATTTCAAGCTATATTATGTGCAGCAGGAAGTTGGCTTGATGATCTTGATAAATATAAAGCTAATAATAATGGAAAATGTAGTACATTTTGGACTATAATGTATGATGATTTAAAAAATGGTTATCATAAAGGTGTTAAACAATACGATAAAAATCGTAAAGAAAATAATTAATTAATTTATTAAGGCGATCAGAAATGGTCGCCTTATTTTTTTTTCTTTTTCTTTTTGCAGTTACAAAAATCAAAAGTTAAAACATCTTCTACTTTTTCAAATTGATCGTCTATCCAACCACAAATTTTTAATATAAATCTATCTAGCATTTCCATCTTCGTCTTGCCTGTCTTATTCTAGAATTAGGATCGTTTCTAGTTTTAGCTGATGATCTTTTAAGTTGACCTGCTGATCTAGCACAATAACTTTTTCTACGTTTAGCAGCTTTAGATCCTGCCTTTACTTTACCAGTTACTGCTGTTTTTAATTTACTACCGGGATTAGCACGTCTATAAGCTCGAACACCTTTAGCAGTCATACCAGCTCCAGACTTTGTGGGTCTGTAGTTTGCGTTCTTACCTTTGGTAGTTTTTCTAATAGTCATTATTTTAATATTAATTTTTTAATTGATTTTTGATTTAAATATATCTCTGTTTCAGCCATCGACTTAATACATTGATACTCTATATTATTACCAGTATTACTACGCATAGCAACTCTTTTACCTTTCAAGCAACTGCTCATAGATTCTTGTATTCTATGTTCTTTAATCTCTCCATTTACAATCATCAATAATGCAACTACCATTTCAACCATGACCATTACCATTTTGTCTTACTTTGTCTTTTAAAACTTCTACATCATCTAAAAGTTTTTCAGTTTGATCTTGTAAGAATTGTATATTTACTTTGTTGTGCATCATATCTTCTATTCTGGTTTCAATCTTTTCTACTGTTTTATATAAATCCTCAAGCAACATAAACTGTTCTTGATCAGTTGGTAGTTGCTCAGATTTTTTAAGTAGATCAGCTTGGAATAATTCTCTTGATGTCTCTAGACTGGTTAACCTCGCAGTCACTTCTGTATATGCGAACACACCCATAGCAACAGCTATAATAATACCAATCATATTTTTCATTGGCATACTTACAGATGTATTTTCACTTATTTTCATCTAGGTGGTCCTCCAAAGAAAGCAAGAAGCACAAACATAACAATTAATGCACCTGTAAAATAATAATTCATATAGGCATACTCCATCATTATCTACCTTGACCCAAATAGCGATTAGTATTTTTCTGGCGTTTCTCACTTTTATTCATAGACTTTTTATGTTGACCGGGTCCACGCTTCTTAGGTTTATCTCTGGGTATAAAGTGTGTAAATTTTTGTTTAGCCATAATTATAATCCTGTTTGCTTTTTATGATTATCACCCATTGTATTACCATCCCAATTAGAACTTACATGAGTAGGCTCTACACTATTTAACCATTTTTGTATAGATATAAAAGAACCTCCATTTTTAGACGCAGTTCCACCATGAGGATCGTTTGGTCTAACTCTTATAGTTTCGTAAGCATAACTTGGCATACCTTCTACTTCTTCTTGTGCTTGTTCATCAGTTATTACTGTCTCTCCACTATGAGTAAATTTCATACCATATAAAAACAATTCATAACTATCTACATCTGGATGAGTATGTTCTGGTATAATTGTGTTGGGTTGACAAATAAATAACTCTACTTGAAAGTTATCTTTTCTATAAAGAACAACACCACTTACACCCTCTATAAATAATAGAGGATTTTTAAATGGTGTGTATAATCTTTTTATATCCCCAGAGTTTAAGTACCAATCAGCAAAACTAGATAGATCATCTTCTGTTGGATCAATCATTTCTTCTTCTTATATTTCTTTTTCTTTTTCTTCTTACCTGTTTGTTGTGAAATAAGTGTGGGTTTCTTTCTACTGTATTGTGATACCATCATTCTAGGTACTTGATTGCTCATTATTATATAATGATTGCAACAATCAAAATAACAACAACAACTGCTATTGCTTTTTTATGCTCTTCCACAAAATGTGGGATATGATCTTTTAAGTTCATTTCTTTCCTCCTCTAAATATTTGCGTTCCTTTTATACCATAGATACTTGCTACGACAAGAATCCATAAATTTGTAAACCAGCTCGGCAATGATGAAAATTTTTCAAAAAATATTTCTACCTTATCCATAACGTAAGGATCTGAACTCCAAACTGAGTACGCCAAAATTGCTATTGGCAAAGTTAAAATTATTAAAACGAACTCGTCTTTCCAGTCTGAGTTTCTACTCTCTAATAACTTGCCTTGATAATCTGCTTCGCCACTCGCCATTTTTTGTGCGTGTTTGTATTGAGCATCCGCCATCATCATTTGTGTTTCTTTTTTCTTTTTATAAATATGACTACCAGCATTCATTGCTAGTTTAATTGCACTTAACCACATTATACTAAATCCTTTGCCTTACCTATTATTGGCTTATATTTTGTTTTGCCTTCAGATCTATAAGCATGAAGGAATTGCTTTCTCGGATCTTTATCACAAATACTACAATGTATCCACCCAGAATTAGGCTCACCTACTTTATAATATTCTAAAATAAGCTGATCATAATCTAAATTTTTATGTATCCAATCTGCAAGTTCAGCATTATCAACACCCATAACTTCAAAATCTGCAGCTTCTGCTTTGGCGTGTTGACTATTAACTGAGCTACCTATGGCTAAACAAAGATCTGATGATCTGTATCCAGAGGTAACTTTAACTCTACCAAAGTGATCTCTAACTGGTTGAAGTATAGTCTCGCAAAGAGTTTTAAGTTTTTCTATTTGATCTGCATTAGGATTGTTATCAATACCTTTTCTAATAGCAGTATCTGATTTAATTAATTCTTGTAGTGTAAAGTTTCTTGATAGTTTCATTCGTATATTATCCTTACGTTAAGTTTTTTTTGTTCTTTAGTTGTACCCCTAGATATAAATGTTCCTGCCATCTTTCTTTTATATCCATCTTTGGGAATAGTTTTTGATTCATTTTTTCTATAATTTTTAGACTTAACATCATAAGCATTATACTCTCCTGTTGTCATATTTAAAGTAACAATATCTACTGGACCCAATCCACCAAGTGGTAAAAATACAAGTAAATTAGGATCTTTGCAAAGTCTAAGTTGAGCTTTAATTTCTGAAGTTAGACCAGTAATTGCTTTTTCTCTTCTAGCCATAGTAGCTTAAAGGTTTAAAGTTTTTCAAATAAAATAATGATGATAGTAAACATACCACCTATAAGAGCTGACATAGCGTAGTATAGATGTTTCTTAATATCTTTAATCTCTGATTCTATGTTATGAATTTTTTGATGAGTTTGTTTCTGCATAATACGACATAACTTTTCGTGTGATTCTATTCTCTCTAAAGCTGAGTTCTTAGGCATTTTCTTTTTTTTCAACCTTGTTGCAGAAATAAGAAACGTATAGTTCTTTATCGTTAAATTTTTCTAGAAAATCATTGGTAACTTTTATAGTTACTACTGCACCATGCTTTGTGCAATCGGTCCAAGTATTAAAGTGTTGAGGATGTACTACTGGTGTATTACAAAAACCTGTCATTGCTGAGCAAATAGTGTAAGCCAATACAAATTTCATTAGCTCTTAGGATTGTCTGCTTTCACTTTTGCAATAGCATCTTCCCAGTTAGTAGTACCATTAACATTATCCCAGTATTGCATATCCAACTGTTCTTGAATTGATGGATAAGCAGTTGCTCTATCTCTTTGATATTGGTTAGCGTCATACTCTGCTTGTACTTCTGCCATTTTAGCTTCTATGTCAGCTTTAGGTATTGGTGTTGTTCCATTGTGCCAAGTTATTTGATTTATATCTTCGGCATTTACAGAAAACTCTGCATTAGGATTTATTTTTTTTATTGCTTTTTCAATCATTATCCAGCTATCTCCATAAGTGTTATAGTTGAAATACCTCTACCTCTAATATTATTATTTAAATCATCCTCAACTCTATTTATATAAACTTCTCCTGAAGATGAAATTAGTTTAGCTCTAACATCATAAGTTATAGAAGATGTTGTAGAAGGCGAATTTAAAATAGAAAAAGAATATGGTTCAGCATTTACATCTGCATTTGAATTTCCCATTTGTACTCCACTAGTAATTGATGGAGTTCTACTTCCAGGACTACTAGCATTAATTAAATTTGAAGAATCTTTAAAAATAGTAATTTGACCAACTTCTCCATTATTATTACTTCTGTTACCCATAATTGAAACTGTAACCAATATTTTACTTGAAGTTGCACTTGGAGTAATAGAAGCTGCTAAATCTGTAACTAAAGTAAATGAAGTAGCAGTTGTAGTAAAAGTATCAGTTTTAGTTGCTTGAACAACTTGCAAAACCTTGCCTCCAACACCAGCTGGTAAAGCAGTTATAGCTGATATTGTATTATTGTTTGGTTTAATTATTGCCATCTATACTCCTATCAATGCTTGGATTTCGTCATCATCTAATCCCAAGTCTTTTAGTTTTTGTTTGCCAGATGCTTTTTTAGTTTCTACATTTTCTTCAGCATCTTTAATTTCTTGTATCTTTGCGTTCACTTCATCTTCAGTTGGTTTTGTAATTGAACTGTCATGCACTATAATATTTTCATAAGTCATTCGTTGATCGTTAGGAATTTTATTTCCATTATCATCTTTTTTTCTCCAACCAAACCATTGACCTTTGTGCATCGCTGCTAAAGCAAAATTTAACCATTCTCTATCTGTCATCAAGTGTCTCCTAGACGAATAAACGTCATAAATGTTTGATTATTTCCAGAATCTCCAGAAGTTGTTGCATCTGTAAAAACATTAAATTTAACTTTTTGATTTGATGTGTCTGTAATATCTAAAAGTGTTTCAGTCATACCTTGAATGTAAGTTGTGTTAGATGCTGATTGTGTTATGTGTGTTACACATTTTGCAACTGTTGTATAGCTTGAGTTGTTAGTTGTTGTTTTAATATTTATTTCAATATCTCTCCTATCTCCATTTTTAAATTGTTGTCCAGAAAATCTTACTAAATAATATCCTGTTGATGGAAAAGTAAATATACCAGAACTTTCACTCATTCCTGTTCCTAAATTACCTTGTGGAGATGTATCAACTCTTTCTAAATTAGCAGTTAAATCTCCTGGAGAACTCCAAGTATAATGTGCTGTTAATCTCCATTGATCTGCCATTGTAATTCCACCACCTTTAATTAGTGAGTAATCAATTCTTTTTAATGTACCAGCATCTGAAACTAAAAATTCGTCTGTGTCTGCTGGCTCACTAGCAAGTTCTGTTGAACCAGAAATAATATCGTTATTTAATTTAGCAGCTGTAACAGAGTTAGCTCCAAGTTTTGCTGCTGTAACTGTAGCATCACTAGGTACTCCAAGATCAAGAACATCACCAAGTATCTGAATAAAATCTATAACATCTCCTGTTGCTAGGTTACTAGCAAAAGTAATTGTTGATCCACTAACAGTAAAAGAACTGTTTGGTTTTTGAATTGTACCATTTAGAGATACAATCATGTGATTAGCAGATTGAGGAATAACATTAACTGATCCTACTTGCATAGTATATGCAGCTTGACCATTAACTACAGATATTGCATCACAAATCTGAAAATTTCCTATTGTTGGTTTAGTACCTATGTAAGCCAAAATTTTTACTCCTTAACTTTTTGGGTTATTATCTTTTATACTTTTAATTCTTGCTTTCCAAGC